ATCAGACATTGTTTTCTCCCATGTATGATTTATAAGAATCGCAAATGTTCTTAGCATTACAGAAACGACAAGTCTCTTTGCTAGGATTGTATTGCGGGCTATCTTCGCTACAGGCATCAGTCGCCGGTTTCAAAGTCTCGTAACCCCATTCCACAAGGTTTATTGCAGACATGGAATATGATCGTATCGGCCCATCTTTGTGCCACGATCTTGGTTGTACGATTGTCATGGTGACGATTGTGTTCTCATCACCATACCTTGATAAAGCTCCTAAACTGTATATAAGAAGCTGTGTATTGTTCTCTATGTTGACTGGAAACTTACCTGACTTTAAATCAATTATCTCTAAGTCTTTCTTTCCAATAAGAATAGCATCTGCTGTACCCCAAACGTCTTGAGATATCTCCTCCATGCTTACTCTCTCCTCTATCAACATTTTTGCGTCTAATTCCTCTCTCCTTTGATTTATGTAATTGACATAAATCTCTGCACATTCAATCATGCTTTCGTTGACTTCTATCTCAAAACCATCAACAGACTCAACTCTACCCAACCAATAATCTCTCAGCGTCACATTCTCCAGCCGATCTTTCATCAGCATTTCTGCCATACTATGAGTTAGTGTACCCTCTGCTGCTGCCCTACTCGTTGAGTATGGTACTTGCTCGGACAAATCCGGCATACCGGGACAAGCCATCCAAATCTTTGAAGAACTTGGACTGAGTTTAGCATGGGCCATTGGACACTAAATTATCTTTCTCGTATTGTTCTATATAACTTCTGTCGTAAAGAACCTTGCCACCTATCTTTAAGAACTCAGGGCCTTGTCCTTTACCCCTTTGATTTTCTAGGGTTCTTGGACTCATTCGCCATCTTTCTGCAAGTTCTTTGGTGTCAAGAAATTTATTTATAGTATCTTCCATATATTCCCTTTTCTACCTATTAATGCACAATAATTGTGTAATTTACACTTCCTTGCTAAGATGTGCAAGAAAAAAAATGAGAAAACGTAAAAGAGCAACAAACAGGCAGATTGGTGGAGATCATTACAGGACACTTGAGATAACTCCTACACAGTATATATACGCTAACAAACTATCTTGGAACATAGGCAACACAATCAAGTATGTAACGAGAACCAAAGAAGATAAGGTGCAAGACTTACTCAAGGCAAAACATTACATAGATTTAGAACTAGAAATGGTTTATGGGTGTGACCCTGATGGAGAACCGGTTAAGGGTTGATTCATTAATCTTTGATAAGTTCTTCGTAAAAATAATCAATCATATAAGAAATCAAAATACCTTCTGCTAAATTATATTTTTTAGATATTTCTTTTAATTTATTTTTATACTCTTTGTTAGCCCTACAGGTTATGCGTACATCTTTAACTGCTTGAAAATATTTATCATTAGGCAAGTTAATTTCTTTCATTTATATCTCCTAAATCCAATATATCCTGTATATGTTCACCAACCAAGTTTGCGTTTTGTATCGCCTTATCTTGATGTATGTGAGCATACCTTTGTGTTGTAGCTTGATCTCTGTGGCCCAACAAGTTACCAACTTCTGATAAGTTTATCTTCTGCAAAGACCAAGATGCATAACTGTGTCTGATGTCGTGCATCTTCACATCTTCTATACCAAGCTTCTTAGTGATGGTTGTCCAAGTTCTTCTAGGTGATTTAATGCTAAATATGTACTCTCCGTCACGTTCTTGTTGCTCTATGATCTCAAGTGCCATAGGGGTAAGGTGAATGATACGATCTTCTCCATATCGTTCTGTTTTATGGTTTTTAAGTACTAGGGTGTTATCTACCAAATCTGACCACTTTGCATTGGCTATTTCGCCTTTTCTAGCCCCTGTAAGTATGAGCATCCATATAAAAGCCACAGAAACGGCGTATAAGGGGTTTTTTTGCATGACCCTTAACTCCCCTACTACTGCCAACAATTCTTGGTTTGTGAGGTATCTTTTGCGTTTATTCTCCCTATTCTTAGGTATGTTGGTACTAGGGTTTGTTTCTATCAAAGATAAGGTTATAGCCAAGTTATAAATAGATTTGATAATAGATAAAGTTTTGTTTGCCAAACTAGGAGCTTGGTCGCTTATGTCAAAGTGTAGTTGTGCTATATCTCCACGCACTATGGTATCTATAGGTTTATTTCCAAGCACCGGACTTATGTTCTTGGTATAGATTTGTTTGATTGATTTGATTGTTTTGGCTTTACGTCTTACAAGGTCTTTCTCGTAAACCGCAAACATTTGATCTAGTGTTTTCATAGTGTCTCCCTGTGTAATAGAGAGTACTATAGTGAAGTTTGTTTATGTTGGCAAGTTTATCAGTTTTGTTGTGAAATTAATTGTGGTACTTGTTGAACACCAAATCTGACTGCTGGTTGAGAAACCCTTTTAGATATTTGTTCTCTTGCCAAAGCTTGTGATTTGTTTTGTTTTTGGAGTCTTAAAATAAGGTCTAATATTTCTTGTTGCCTTGTTGGATTTTGTTCTAATAAAATTTTTCCTGTAGCTAATGCTCTTTTTTCAGTTGGGTTTGAAATTATATCTCTTGCCTTTGTAAATAAAGTAGCTTCTGCTCTGATTCCTGCCGAGCTTGTTGGGGCTGTACCAGCTACAACTATGTCTGATAGTGCTTGTATTGCATCTTCAGCATCCAAGACTTTTTCAGCCGTATTTGAACCACCAATTATTGTTCCAGTTTTGACCGAAATATTGGATTCCCTAACTAATTTTTTTACAAATTGTTCTCTTGCACCCGTATCATCTCCAAATAATATTGTCAATTTTTGTCGTAAATCAGGAGATGCAAATATGTTTTTTACTAAATCTATGTTGTCACTTATTTTATTTATATCATTATATATTTCTTGAAAAACACCTATTTTAAAAGCATCTCTTTCAATATTTGTTTTGAGACTGTTGAACTCTTTATCAAATGCAGTCGCAGATACAGATTTTTTCTTAAACATAGCTCCCTTTTCAAAGGCATCTTGTAATGCAAATCTATCAGCAGCCATAGCCAAAGCGTCTTTATATTCAGTTCCAATTACAGAATTTTTCAAATTTTCTCTAAAAGTATTTGCTATTTTTTTTCTATTTTTTGCCCTTTCTCTATTGATAGAACCATCTCGTACCTTTCGGAAAGTCTCTGTATCTGCCGATCTTTTGATGAGATTTAAAAACTCTAAAGGTAGTTCTTTTTTTACACCAACGATTTTACCTTTCTCTTTGATATATAAGTTTTTTAAAGTGGGTATAGGAAATGGTGATCTGTTTTCTGCAATCAATTTTTCCCTGTAAGCATTTGAAGCATCCCTGTAAGCATCTCTAATAACAGGAGTGTTCAAAGACTTATATAAATTAAGGTCAAATACTTTTTCATTTTTTAGAAATGCTGTTTCATACAAGGGAGATAAATATTTATCTATAGTGTCTGACAAATCATCAACACCATCTTGTAATGATATTTTAGGTGTTTTAATTGTCTTTTTGGCTGCATTTTCTAACTCTGTCAATATTCTTGATGATTGTATGTTGGGTCTTTCTAGCTTTTCTAAAGCTTCTGCCTTTTGTTCAGTCGTGCCAGAGGTTCTTTCTATTAGTTTTTTTTCAATGTTCATGCCTGGAACTCTAGTTTTCACACCCCTTAATTTTCTATTAACGGCATCTCCACCATAATCTGCTAAAATTTCTACTGGAGTCAATCCAACTAACTTATCTGCATCAACATTTTGATTAATTTTTTCTACAACAGTTTCTATAGGAATTTCATCTCTAGCAAATTGTTCTGATATTACTTTTATAGACCTGATATCTTCTTTATTAAATTTTTCTAACTGTGTCTTTTTCAAAGTATTAGAGATAGTTTGTGAAGCTTGCGTAACACCAGATGTGACTACAGGTAATGCTGCACCTATAGTAGCACCAGCAACACCGCCTATTGCTGCTCCAGTAGCCCTATCTTGTGTGTCTCCCTCTGCATATCCAGCGCCAGCAACCGCCCCTTGTAAGCTGCCAATTTTTGACAATTCTTTTGTGCGTTGAAGCAAACTCATACCTGGTTGTGTTATTTTTCCGGCCAACAAAGGATTGCTCAATATCCTACTTGCTGATGCAGCGAATCCAGTAGAAGAAGCTCCACCCGTAAATGGTGTCAACAATAAAGATGCAATTGCTGGTGCAACTGCTCCGGTAATCTCTCCAACATTTGATAAAACTGGGTTAGCTTCTCTAAAATCTGCAATTTCTTGTCTTTTTTCTTTTAAAGTCTTGTCAAATGATTCTTCAAATGTTTCATCTGTAAATAAAGAACCTAATGATGAAATACCAGCAGCTATTTCATCAGAAAAACCAAATGACAAACCTTGAGCAAAAGCTTGTGCTGTTCCAGAGACTAAATCAGATGCAGACTGTTCTTTTTCTGTAGATTGTGTTTGTTTTTGTAATCTTTGTACTTTTTCTAATGGTGTTTCCATATTTAAGAACCGCTTAATTTTTGTGCAAGAATTTTAGCAATTATTTCTAGTTGTTCATCATTATAATTTGCTGCATCTAAGCTCTGTAAATCCTCAAGACTTTTTTCTTTGAGACTCATTTCAAATATTAAAGGTTGTATGCTTTCTGAATAATCAAAAACAATGACGTTTGGATTAAATCCTTTTTGTTCCGCAATACTTTTATATCTTGACATAACCAAAGATTGATCCTTCAAGGCTAAATCATAAATATTTTGCGCTTGTTTTCTAAAATCTGCTCTTTGAGGTTCTGTCAACCTTTCACCAGTCAATACTCTGTTATATAGACTTGTAATTCGCTCTGGAACACCCCTTGCGTTAGCTGCGGTTGCTTGTTCTCCTTCTCTTACAACTGATCCGGGGTCTAGCATTTTCATGTAAGCAAATATTAAAGAAACGTCACCAGCAGCAGTCGGGTCAGTCGCAGCAACCTTACCAAATGATTGTGCTATGCCTTTAAAATATTTTGATTGATCATTAAATTCTTTTCGTAAAGATGCCTCATCTTTTATGTCTGGCACTGGGTCTGGTGTTTCGACATCAGGAAATACTCTTTTGCCTTTATCTGGCCCTTCGGTATATCTTAAATATCCAGCAGCATCTTTTTTGCTGTCAAATTCTTTATCTGTGCTTTCAATACCTGGTAAAACTCTTTCTCCCGTATCTGCAAAATAATTAAATCCATCTATTCCTTTGACTATTTTTCTATCCTTCGTGCTCGGCCTACTTACATAAGCCTCTGCACCCTTAAAAGCCCCTAAAAGTTCAGTGAATTTAGCAAGTTCTGGATTTGTATTAGCTGCGTTTAATATAGCAGCCTGTCTAGCCTCTTCTTCTTCTCTTCTCTTACGATCTTCTACTTGTCCAAGTGCTAACTGTAATCTTCTAGGATCACCGGATAGTTGTGCGGTAGCTATATTAAGGGAATCTGCTAATTGTTTTAAACTTTCAGACATAATACTTAGGTTAAAAATCCTGACATTGGGTTACTAAAAGTTCTTCCTCCACCTGAACCACTTACATTTGAAGAACTAAAAAGATTTGACACAAATGGTTGATTCAATATACCAAGAGCAGCGTTTATACCTTCAAGCTGCGATGGCTGATATTGGCTACTTGATCCTGTAAAGAAAGGGCTACCGGCTGCTGCTGACAACAAGCCAAGTTGTTGTGGGCCAAATGCCAATGCTCTTTGGAACTCTTGGAAAGGAACGTCTAATGCTCTTTGCTGTAGAGCTTGTTGTTGTGCTCCTATGCCACTTAACAATCCTAACCTTCTAGCTTGCTCTGCTTGTATGTTACCAAGCAAACCAGCTTGGAATCTTCTATCTGCCATAGACCTACTCAGGTCTGATTCAGCAGCACCTAGAGCTTGTCTGAAACCTTGCTCTCTAAGGTTGGCTGCTGTCCTTGCTGCTTGTTCTGCAAAAGCCCTGTTGGTTTCTGCTTCTAATACTCCGCTTCTTGAACCACCAAAAGCACCAGCACTAATCGCCTTATCTTGATCTCTGCCAACTGCCATTTGTCTAGCTCTATCTAAATCAGACAAGCTAGTGTCTATAACCTGTTGTGTAAATGGTGATTGGTAAGCAGATAAGTCAGTTTCTAGCAGACTTGGTGTGGTCTGAGTTGCTAGATTGGAAATGCCAGTTAGGGGGTCAAACTGCATACCCGTTTCAAACAAACCTCTAGTAGCTTGGAACTGCCTAAGTTGGTCAGGATTAAATCCAGCTACCCTAGCACCAGTAAAAGGCACAAAGGGTTGATTAGCTAATGTTCTACCAGCCCCATATACTTCACGTAGCATGGCTTGTTGTGCTGGGTCTAACTGTCTTGTCTCTGTAGTTCTACCGGTTTCTGGATCAAAAGCAGACTTAGCTGCTGCTGCTGCTCCTATACCACCTATTATTGTTTCTATACCCATATTTACACCTATAAATCTTTTGTAATTAAATATGCGTCTTGAAAACCAAGATGCTTAATTTTTTTACACCATCCTTTTCTGCCACCTCCGTAAAGTTTTTTGCAATTAGCTTTCTTTGCAAATTCTTCTATGTAAGGCAACATACTCTCTAATTCTTTGTAATCTCCACCACAGAATATTAGGTTCAAAACTTTATATTGTGGGTATTCTGCAAAACCCGTAACTAAAGCAGACTTCTCACCGGGCCATAGATGAAACAAGCCTTGACTTATTTTATCTTCTACATCTTGTATTGTATAGGCTTCTTGCGTCTGTACTGCGTCATCAATCCAATCTTTGCATCGCAACCATTCAGACTTCCAAGCATCTTGCAAATCTACTAAATTATTAGTCTCCTTTTGCATACTCTATCAAACTCACTACTACGTTTATATTCGCATGTGATACTTCTATTTTCAACAGTTCGCCAGCAGTCAAAATCAAGCTTTTACTTAGCATCTCCTTAGTTTCTTTGTTAGTGAAACTTGCATCTTTGAATATCACAAAATTGTTACTAGAACTATCTGTGATAGTGAAAGACACTGTGGTTGCCTGTGTAGCGTCATTTGCCACCAAGATAGATTCTAGTATGGCAAAGTCAAAATCACCTCCGGTTGGTGCTGTATATACTGTAGTCAATGCTGTACTGCCTACGTCTAGTTTTGCACTTACGGCTCTTTGGATGTATTGATCTTTGGACGCTAAATCCATTATCTTTTACCTCTAGTTCTCAAGTCTAAGCGTATGTTGCCTACTTGGAAATCTTGTGTAACCCCTCCTGTTACTGTCATTTGTACTTGTCTTGCTGTGAATCTGGCATCTGTATAACCATCATTCTCAAACGTAAAGCTACCAAAATCAGTTTCACTACCAAGCGGTGTAAACTTACCTTTGAAACTTATAGTGACACCAGGCAAAGTGTTAGCCTCTTCATCTGGCACTATTTGGTTACACTGCACAAACCTATCACCATTGCCTATCTCTATAGGCCCACTTGTGCAAAAGGGCACAGCAGAACCTATACTTGGTGAGTTGGCTAAAGAAGTTGACTCATGTTCGTAAATAAAACCACTAGAATCACCAGCTATAGGAAAGTCAAATACACCTTGATCAATCCAACACCCACGATCTAAAGAACCTATAGACCAAGTGTTTTCTCTGTAATTCCATATAACATATTTGTTAGGTGTGTATTGTCCGTCACCAACAGGAAAGCCCCACCATATTTCGTTAAAATTAGAGTTGTGTCCGCCCCAACTAGCTGCTCTACCCAATACATTTAGGTTATCAAATACAAAGTCGTGTACCTCACAAGCTATCTCTCTCACTTGTCCGTCATATACAAAGAAAGAGTTCTCACCCATCCATGCCATAAAAGAACCAGTAGATACAATGACTCTTCTGCCTACTGCTTTACAGTTTGTACCAGCATCAGCTATACCATAAATAAATGGGTTGCCTGTGTAATACATCCTAGATATGCCTGTGTCACTAAATATTATTACGTCTTGCTTAAATTTAAGTGCGTAAAGTGCCCTTCCGCCTGTAGGTATTTGTAAATCACCGGCAGAGTTAGTAGCTTTTGATGTCCAAGTGTTTCTATCCTCTCTGTCTGACCAAGCTATCTTTCTTGGATCACTAGCAGAAC